GTGACAGTGATCGTGCGCAGTTCCGTGTCTGTGTAGTCGCCCGCGTCCTTATCTCCGGCGCGAAGCAGCACCGCCTTCGCGCGTTCGACATGGACCGCAGGAAGGCCGGTCAGACCGCCCGCGATCAATGCGTCGTGGGTGGCTAAAATTGCCGCCCACAGATGCAGCTGCTGCTGCGCTTCTTCCTGCTTGTTCAGTTCTCTGGCTGCTGTCAGATTCATGCTTTTCCCTCCTTACAGGTAAGAGCCGCTTACGCCGTACAGCGCGATGGTGTCGCTGGTGCTCGCCTTCGTCAGTTTCACACGGACGCCCACAGCCCACTTCGTTGCCGTCTTCGTCTTGTTCGTGAACAGGTGCTTGCGGCCAGGGGTGACGGCCTCCCACGTCGGCACGGCGTCCTTCGCGTTGTTGCACGCCTCCACGGTCAGATTGTTCTCCGCGCCCAAAAAGCGCACGGAAATAAGGACCTTTTCGGCCATGGCGTCCGTTTCGATGGCGTCGCGCTGCACGCTGATCATCGTGATGCTGCGGGAGAAGGTCACGACGCGCGTCGCGCTGTTTCCCGCGCTGTCGGTGACGGTGATCGTCATGCTGTGTTCACCAGCAGCCAGCGCCGCAAACTGTGCGGCCGTCAGACCGAAGGTGTAGGTCTTTCCGCGCTCCGCGTCCGCAATGGTGCGCACCTCGCTGCCGTCCAGCGCCTCCACGATGGTCAGGGTGTCGCCGTCGTCCACATCGCCCACGGTGTAGGCTCTGGATGGGGGCGACGTCACCGCGCCCAGGTTGGCGTCGGCTCCGGAAACGGTCGGGTCGGCGTTGTGCGTTACGGTCTTGACCTGGCTCGTCGTATAGGCGCTGTACGCATCCTTGCTATCCTTCGCGCGGACGCGCCACTGCACGCTGTCCATCGCCGTGGTGATGCCGGTGTCGGTAAAGCTGGTGTTGCTGCCGGTGTAGATCGTGGCCCATGCGTTCGTGTTGTTGCTCCAGCGGTCCAGCTGGTAGGTGATGTCGTCGCTTTCTGGGTCGGTGGACGCCGCCCAGCTGATCGCTGCGTCTTTCCCGCTCTTTACGCTGTCCGGTACGGTGATGCCGGGGGGCGTAGTCGGGGCCTGATTCCACTGAATCGTGTAGTAGCCTTCGGAGTCAGGCTCGTCAGATACCAAGGTATCAGAGGACAGATTACAAAGCGGCAGGACGCCGACGTCGCCGTGGCACGCGTAGTCGTTGAGCTCGCTGCCGTCCGAATAGACGTTGCGGACGATGTACGCGCGGCCAGAGTTCGGGGACCGCAGCCGCCAGTACCAGTTGGCCGCGCTGCTGGGGTTGTTGGTATAGCTGCTGTTTGCGATGGCCTGCGGCGTGCAGGTGCGCAGGCGGGAGCTGTTGTTGCTGTTGAACAGCGCCAGAAGCGATCCCTCGGCGATGCCGTTCTCAGAGCCGAGGCCCACTTCCTGCTTGGACGGCAGGAAGAAGTCGTCGGTCACGGTTTCGCTGCCGCCGCCGTCCGTTGTGGGCTTCGCCACGGTCAGCGTGGTCGGCAGGATCGCAGCCAGGAACTGTGGAGAAAAGCCGGTCTTGAAGCCCGCCTCGGTGTCGTATGCGTTGTAGCCGTTCCAGACGTAGCTGGAGCCGGGCGCGCGGTCGTAGCTGTGCTGCGCCTGGTACCAGTTGGTGCCGGACTTGTTCAGCCACTGGCGGATATTCGCCAGGCTGTAGCGGTTGTTGCCGTAGTTCTGCCGGTCGCTGTTGCCGCCGCTCTCCTTCGCGTCGAAGGCTTTCAGGCACAGGATCTTTTCCGCGGCCAGCGTCGTGCTGTTTGCGGGATAGCCCGCGTGATTTTTGTCCGCGATCTGGAAGCCCACGGGGACGCCGTAATACTTCGACAGCGGGTCGCGTACCTTAGCACCCACGGCCAGAGTGCTGATCTTCTTGGACATGTTCGGGTCTCCTTTCAAATATTGATAGGAATTGCTGATCGTATTTTGCCACCAGCTGCCTGCAATCCCCGTGCAGGGCATGGGCGCGCCAGCTGGTGTAGCTCTCCGCGATCTTCTCGCGGTCGATCTCGCCGCGTTGGTAAAGTGCGGCATACTTTCGCAGTTTCCGCTTCATGCGGTCTCTGCTGGATTTACGCACCTTGCGGATCACACGCCCGGCGTCGTCGATGTAGGTGTGGAAGCCCAGGAAGTCCAGGCCGTTGCGCAGCGGGAAGATGTTTGTCTTTTGATTCAGCTCCAGCCCGCGCTCGGCCAGGTGCTGCCGGATCACCACCAGGGCCTCCTGCAGCCGCTGCTTGCTCTCGCAGATGATGTAGAAGTCGTCCATATATCGGCCGTAATACCGGAAGCGCAGCTGCTCTTTGCAGAGGTGATCCAGCTGATTCAGATATAGCAGCGCGAAGATTTGGGACGATTGATTCCCGATGGGGATGCCCAGCGGGTCCGGCGTGCTGTCAATGATCTGGCAGGCAAGCGCCAGACAGTCAGGGTCGTGCAGATACTTCGCAACGTCCTTTTTCAGCACGTCGGGCCGGATGGATTGGAAGTAGTGGCGGACGTCTGCTTTCAGCACCCAGCCGTCAGCAGAAAAGCCGTTTTTGCGGTAGTATTCACGCATGAAGTCGCGCAGCCGATTCAGCCCGAAGTGCGTGCCTTTCCCCACCTGGCTGCCGTAGTTGTCCAGGATGAAGGGCTTGGTCAGCGCGTCATAGAGGACCTGATCGCAGAAGGCGTGCTGGACGATCTTGTCCTTGAAGCTGTTCGTCTGGATCAGGCGGCGCTTCGGCTCGTAGACGTAGAACGCGCGATAGCCGCCCGGCCGGTAGGTCCTGGTCTGCAATTCCCGCTGGATCAGCGCGACGGCCTCCAGCGCCGACGCTTCCACCTTGGCGACGCTGTTCTTCCACCGCTTGCCGCGGCGTGCTTTCAGATACGCGTCGTACAGGTTTCCCCATTCACATATTCTTTCGTAGTCTTTGCCCATAGTGGTGAAGCACCGCTGGCAGCCCAGCGCCGCGCAGCTGCGTGGTGCCAGGCGTCGGTGCTATGTGTTTATCCTCCTTCCGTTGGATAGGATAGGCTTTCCTTTGATGATGGGCCTCTGCTTTCGCCGCACGGGCTACTCGGTCTCGGTAAATCCATCGAAGCGGCAGGACGCCGACGTTGCCGTTGTACGCGTTGTTGTTGTTCTCGCTGCCGTCCGAATTGACGTTGCGGACGTTGTTCGCGTTGCCAGAGTTCGGGGACCGCAGCCGCCAGTTCCAGTGCATATAAAGCCTACCCTTTCGGTTTTGCGGGTCTCTATCTGAATCGCGCGGCGTCTTTCTTTCTCCAGGCCGCTGTCATGTACTTCACGTCCAGCACCCGCTTCGTCCAGAACTCGCAGGCGCGGTTGTCGATCTGCCCGTGGGTCTTTGCGATGTCCAGGAAGATCAGCAGCATCTTGCAGCCTGTCAGTGCAGACGTTTGCAGGTCGAAGCGCACCATGCACAATTTGGCGCGCCGCTGCGGGTCGGTTTCGATGGCGGGGTTGATCTCGTTTGCTTCCACGATGGCCTCCAGAACGTCCAGTGCCTTCTCGTCGATCCGGTTGGATAGCGTGAAGCGAAGCCGCTTGTCGAACTTCTTCGTCCGGCTCATGGTCTCGTCCACCAGGTCTCTGGCCTTCGT